GTTGCTGAACCGTGTTGATGAAGCCACATGGCAGTCTTTCTTTCAGCGGGATACTCTCATCGGGTACAATCCTAAAAAGTATTATCTGGTCATATTAAAAGATGCATTTGCCAGTAGCGGTGATGTATATGTATATGACTTTCGTACCAACTCATGGACATACGGACAATCAGCCTTTGGTGACAACTTTAACCGAACCAACATGGTACATGACTGGAACGGAAATATGGTCACGGTCTATTCAAACAAGACCACAGGTGATCTAGTCTGGAACGGTGTACAAACAAACTGGGACGACATGACCGGTGGTAACGACTGGAATGCTGTTGCTGATGCTTACAATGTAAAAGAATGGTCAGATGCTCTAAGGGATGTGGCTACTACCAAGTTTGCAGTGGTGACAAAGGACATTGATTTTGGTGAGCCGGGTAGAAAGAAGAAGGTTTATGGTGTAACACTTACATATAAGAGTGATAATGACCAGACACAGCCAGTATACTATGCTACTGATGGCGGTACAAGCTTTTCAAGTCAGCTTACAGGTAATTTCACTGGTACTGGCACCGGTTGGAAGAAGGTTCGGGCCAGACCCAGTAGTCCTATATCCTGTCAAAGCATAAGATTTAAGATTCTGAATCCCTCAGACGCCACAGGGACTTCAGAGGGTGTTCAGATCAACGACATGGCAGTGGAATATAGACCACTGTACACGAGGGTGAGCTAATGCCTTTAACAGCAGAGGAAAGAAGATTAAAGAACAGTACCCAGAGTCCTATCTCCATATCAGAACATCCGCCATCACTAAGTCAAATGGCTGATGGTGAAAGGAGATACGCACGTTTACCGGGGAAACATCTCCGGCTCTATCTACGTCTGGGTGCCAAGCTATACTATTCAGAGTTCCTACCCGTAGAAGTGAGTGGGAGCAACTGGGAAGATTTAACATAAGGAAGTTTTATTATGCCAAGCATGTTTGAAGCAATGAAGACATCTTTTGAGACACAACAAGACCTTGTTGGTACTAAAGGTAGGACAGCGGCTAGTCTTAAATACACTCAAGAGAAAGAAAATATTGCAGACGAAATTGCCAGACTGGGACAGCAAGAGATAGCGTCAAAAGCGGCGTACGCTAAAGCTGGACGAGGAGCTAAAAAGGAGTCTACTAAAAAGTTTTGGGGCGATTTGTTAAAAAGCGTAGCAGTGGAACTTGCGTTAAATGTCGCAACTGGTGGTCTCACTGGGGCCGCTGGTTTTGTTGGTAAAGCGGCAAAGGGCTATCAGGCCTTAAGAAAAACAAAAACAGGTAAAAACGTACTGCGGGCCGCAATGCTTGCTAAGGCTGCATCGGGTGCAACCAAGGTAGGTCAAGAAAAATTCGCACAAGGAGCGAGGAGAGCCCCCGGAGAGTTCGAGTTTATAGAAGAGCCGGGTTCTGAGTTCTTAAAGCAAGAACGGAAACGCACTGAAGAAGCAGCGGCAGGTCTTGAAAGGGGACAGAAAACCATGAAGGACGTGATGGAAGGTGTATACGAAGGCGTTGGTGGTGTAGATTTCCTTTCTCCTTCCGGTATAAAACAGATGATAAGCGGGGCACAGGTTTTTGGTGCCGCAGATACACTTCTCAATATGGCTGATTTTGCCAAGTTATTTGGCTCAAAACAGTCTGAGGTTGGTCAAGAAGCCCTTGGAAAGGCACTACAGTTTGAAACACCGGGATTAAACGTAAAAGATTTAACACAGCCAAGCTTTAGTCCGTATGGAGCTGGTAAAGAAGCATTCGCTCTTAAACCCGAGGGCGGTATTCCGGACTTAGTTTCTCAGGCGGCACCTACTGCTGGACAGGCCGCAGGAGCAGGAGCGGCTCAGGCAAGCATGGCACAGATGTTTGGAGGTACACCACAGATGGCATTAGGCCAAGCCCAAGGTATTGCAGGTACATCATCTCAATTACCAGCATTCTTACAAAATCTTAGCGGCTCAAAGGCACTACAGATAGGTCAAAAGTATAACCTTGATGAATACTCTATAGCAGAGTTGATGAAACAGATTAGTACCCCCTATACAAATGTTGGTGCTTTTGGGGGATAAAGGACAAAGCTAGTGCCAAGATGGGGTAAAAATATTCCTAACAGTTTTCTTGCAGATATGCGGAGACGTATGCCTCTTTCCGGTAATGTACCCGGTCAGTTTACAGGACAACAGGATACAGTTACAGCCCGACTAACACCCGGAGAGTTCGTTGTGCCACGCAATGTGGCTCAACAGCTATCACCAGAACAGAAGCAATCATTACTTGGCGGTCAGACCCCCAATGGGCAAACTGGTACCAATGCATGGTCTTCCCCGTTAATGCCTCAACTAGGTGGGGGAAACCAACCCATGGTTGGGTATCAGGAAGGCGGCACTGTTGGTGATTGCCGTACAAACGGATGTCCAGAGCCGGGACAGAACTGTGTACCCGGCCCAATGGGAAGTTATGTCTGTGAGCAGTCTACCGAACCCCTTGAAGGGACACGTACACTACAAGACCTTCTAGATGGTGAGGGACTTGGTGATTTCTCTGAATTTGCTGATTTATTTGGTGATGATGCGGGCAAAGCCCTTGCTGAAAAATTCGGTGTCAGCGAAGATGTTGCCAAGAAGTATGTACTCCCCTTTGAAAAAGATCGTTTTAATAAGCTGTTGGCTGAAATTCCCAAATGGAAACAGGAACAGGTTTTCAACATTACCAAAGATTATCAGATGCGTCAGGCTCGGACAAGAGAAGAGCAGGCACGTGTTACCGGTCAGGCTGACATTGCAAAGCAACGTACCGATGAAATGGATGCACAGACCCTTGCCATTTTCGGCAAGGAAATGACCTCAGAGCAATATGCTAACCTTGATTCTACACAGCAGGCACAATATTTCAATATGGTGGAGGAGACACTTGGTGAAACAGTTACCATTGGTGGTTTAACTGGTAAGCAATTATCCGCAGAACGGAGACGGTTAGAAAAGGAGTTTGGGGAGAGTCCCGGTGAACTTGGTGGATTGCTTGGAGCAGAGTTTGAAGAAGCAAAACTGCAAACTGAGGCAATGTATGGTGAGGAAGAAGCAAGAGAAACTGTCATTGAAGGTGCTGAGGCAGTAGGTGGATTTGAGGGAGCAAGACTAAAAGAGATTCGCAAACAGCTTGAGTATCGTTATGGAGCAGATTTAGCCGCAGAGGGCTTAACTGGTGGAGCTGCCTCAAGAAGATTGGATGAGATGGCTCAACAGATTAGTGAAGAATACGGTGACCAAGAGGGAGAGCTTGCTGGGCTTAAGGGTGAGGAACTTACCGAGCGCCAACTCCGCATTACCAACCAACAGACAGAAACAGAAAAACGTCTAGAAGCCCAATATGGTAAAAAAAAGGTAGTAGACCCAGAGACAGGGGAAGTTATAGAAACCATTGGCGGGACAGTTAAGAAAAAATTAGATGTTGCACAAGACAGGCAAACAGAGCGTCAGCGCCAACTGACTGCACGGACAGACGAAGAAAAGAAAAGATTAGAAGAACAGTACGGTGCAGGTGAAATAGATCCCACAACTAAACAACCAGTTTCAGCCCTAGCAGGAATTGCTGGTCAGCAGATTCAAGAACGGGCAAGATTGGCAGAAGAAGCGTCTAGGCGTGAGTTTGTAACTGGAACACAGGGACTTCGTGAGAGCATGTTACAACAGTCTATGCAACAACGCATTGCTGGCCCTCAGACCCGTGGTTTTGCTGCGGCTGGTGGGCAGTCTTTCATGCAACAGATGCAAAAGCAAAGAAGTGATGAAGCTTATACCAATCTAAGGTCTAGTTTGGCCGCCAGTGCGGATGAAATACAATCAACACGTGATATTCAAGAACGTCAAGCGGAAGAAGCAAGAAGACGTGGCTATGCAAGCCTAGAGGAGGCACGGCTGGCTGGAGAGTCTGGTCTTGATATTGCAAAGTCTGAAATGGACATAGCCAAGGAAGAGGCAGAAGAAGCAAAGCGTGCCGGATTCGCCAGTACTGAAGAAGCGGCTAGAGCAGGTACACGTAGTGTAGAACTGGCTGAAGATGCGGCACTATTACAGGCTGGAAGGGAAAGAAGGGCTTACACAGAAGAAGAATTACAGGCTGAGGAAATGGCAAGAGCTGGTAAAGAGTCTTTACTTCAGCAGGTCGGTCGTGCTGGGGAAGCCGCAAGAGCCGCTGAACAAGCAAGGGTCTTACGTGAGAACCGTGCAATAGAAGCGGCAAGAGCTGGTCGTGAAGGGATTGGATTAAAAGCTTTAGAGGCCACAGAGCGTCAACGACAAGCTGGTGAGCAGGCTGATATTTCACGCTCGGTAGCTGAGGAAGCTAGGAGAGCAGGTCAAACAGGCGTAGACCTAACAGAAATGGAGCTAAAGGAAGCCAAAAGGAGAGCAGAGGCTGGTTTAGAGTCAGAAGAAGAGCGTAGGTATGCGGAAGTTGAAGGCTTTCTAGCTGATTATGTTAAAGGCTCTCAAGCCACCGCTTTGAGACTGCTAGAAATGGGTTATGGGACTGACGAAGAGTGTGATCCTCCATGTACAGGCACACAAGAATGTCTTAGTGGACAATGTGTTGAAAAGTCAGGTGATACTGGTCAAGATTGTTTCAGAAGCTGTGATGAAAATCATGCTAGCGGTAGTGCGGCACATAAGACATGTTATGATGCCTGTGGTGGTGATGTTCGTGATGAGGACACAACTGACGAAACTACAGATACAGGTGATTGTCGTACAACTGGATGTCCAGAAGGGCAAAAATGTGAACCGATAGGTGGTGGGGAAACGGGTTCTGCTGGCGATCTGGTGTATGGTTGTGTAGAAGACCCTACATACCAAACCCCAGTTCAGAATGCTTGCGAAGAGTGCCTTGCCAATAATCCCAATAATCAAGATGTTTGTTATGGGGAGCATGCTGGAGCTCCATGTGGGCCCAAAGCGGGCGCCGGTACTACACCACCAGCTACTACACCACCAGCTACTACACCACCAGCTACTACACCACCCCAAGGTGGTACGCCTCCACCCACTACTATTCCGGGGTTCGCATATGGTGGCACCGTTCCACAGGGTAGCTTTCTGAATGATGTACTAGCTCAAAGGTTTGGAGGTCGCAGATGAATATCAGTAAACAAGGATTAAAACAGTATGTATTGGATACATATAAGAACAAGCACCAGTCTTGCGGCAAGTGTCAGCAACGGTGGAAGACAATGAAAAAAAATATAAAGCCCTTACAACAGGCACCTCAGTTTTTAGAGAACAGAGCACAACAAAGCGGTGAGGTAAAGGACTTATTAACAATGCTTT